TTTTGATAAGAAAATGAGTCCTGTTTTTGTTAAGGCAGCATTTGATATCTTATATGAAATATGTAAAAAATCTGGTAATTATACTGAAGAAGATTTATTAGTTGTCAAAGGTATATCACAAGATATAACTTTTCCACTTGTAGATTATAATGGAGATTTAGTTCAATTTTTTGGTACTAACCCATCAGGTCATCCTTTGACAGTTATCATCAACGGTTTGGTAAATTGTTTATATATGAGATATGCATATTATAAATTGAATCCTAATAAAGAAACCTTTTCTTTTAAAGATAATGTTGCTCTTATGACATATGGCGATGACAATATTATGTCTGTTTCCAAAAATATAGATTGGTATGATCATACTTTGATCTCAAAAAAATTTTCTGATATGGGCATTATTTATACTATGGCTGATAAAGAAGCGAAAAGTATCCCTTTTGTATCATTAGAAGAAACTTCTTTTTTGAAAAGAACATGGCGTTTCGATGATGATCTTAAAGTGCATTTAGCACCTTTAGAACATGAATCTATAGAGAAAATGCTTATGATCTGGTGTAGATCTAAATCTATAAGTGCTGAAGAACAGTGTATAGCAGTTATAACTTCAGCTGTAAGAGAATATTTCTTTTATGGTAAAATCATATTTAATAGTAAAAGAGACATGCTTATAAAATTGGCTTCTTCATTGAAACTAGAAGATTGGGTTCATGAAAATGTTTTTCCTACCTGGGATCAATTAGTTAGTGAATTCTATAAAAATTCACAACATTGTTTAAACAATTAAAAATTTAACCACGTGAGTTTATTGGTGATTCTCACGTTAATCTTAAATATTACCTTAGAGTTTTTATACTCTATTCTTCTATAACAGAAGAAAACTTGCAATGGTCTAATTAATCATTGCATTTTAAAATAAATTCCTACAAATAAAAAGGCAGGTCGTCCGTGTAAACGAACCAAAGTGTGTACTGGACTCACCAGTACCCAGTGTGGAGATGGATTCTCCACAAAAACAACTGCTTTATCTGATGATAAATATGAGTATATTTCCTTATCTGAACTTTCTAAACAAGTAGATCCACCTAAATATTATTTTAATTGTCAAATTCAATCTACAGAAACTGATAACTTGGCTGACAATACTGCAATGGGTTCTGATAATATACAGGAACAGGTAACAGGATTTATGGATGATGAGCCTGGTATGGAAATGGACATTGGTCAATCGATCAATATTCTTAAAGTAGATAAAACTATTAATTCAGATTTATCACAATTTTTATCTAGACCTACTAGGATTCATTCATTTTCTTGGACAGAAGGTACTACAATACCATTTACTGCTATAGATCCTTGGACATTATATTTTAATAATACTATTATTCGTAAGAAATTAGATAATTATGCTTTTCTAAAGTGTAATTTAAATATTAAAATTATTATTAATGCCTCTCCATTTTACTATGGTGCATTATTGTTTTCGTATCAACCATTGTCGGCGTTCAACCCCGCACCTATTGTTTTATCAGGAGGTAATGAATTAATTCCTTTATCTCAAAGACCTCATATTTATGCATATCCACAAAATTCTCAAGGTGGTTCTATGGTACTTCCATTTGTTTATTATAAACAATGGGTTCCAACAACCGCCACCAGTATTGCAGAATTAGGTAGATTAGAATATCAATCATTTACAGATCTTTTGAATGCTAATAGTGTTGTAGGGGCATCTTGTGATATTTCTATTTATGCTTGGGCATCTGAAGTAGAATTAGCCGGTCCAACCGTTGTACTAGCTTTACAATCTAAAGAAGTAGATGATGAATATTCGCATGAGGGCACCATTTCTAAGCCAGCTTCTGCTATTGCAAGGGCAACTGGTATGTTATCAAATATTCCTATTATTGGTCCATTTATGACTGCAACATCTATGGCTGCTGATACTGTAGCTGGTATTGCAAATCTATTTGGATATACGAATGTACCAGTAATTGATGATATTCACTATTTTCGACCCACTTCGATTGCTCACTTAGCAGCTACGGATATCGGTAAACCGATAGATAAATTAACTTTAGATTCTAAAAATGAACTATCTATTGATCCAACTGTTTGTGGTTGCACGTTAAATGATGAAATGAATATTATCAATTTCTGTAAACGTGAGTCTTATTATACTCAATTTGATTGGACTTCTATACAGACATCTGGTAATTTATTGTGGAATGCTCGTGTAAATGCAATACCTAATGTTAGATTTGCAACTAGTGGAGGTGAATTAGTATATACAACTCCTATGTATATGGTTGCAAAAAATTTTCATTATTGGCGTGGAGATATTATCTATCGTTTTAAAATTTTATGCTCACAATATCATAAAGGAAGATTAGAAATTAATTGGTCACCTTCAGGAACTTCAGGCTCAGTGGTTGACTCTTCTAATCAAATTTATACTAAAATCTAGATATAACAAAAAATACTGATATAGAATTTGTTGTACCGTATTTGCAAGCCTCAGCATATCTTAGAATGAATGATAAATTGATTCAATTTGGCACTACACCAGTAACTGATGGAGATATTTTGTGGAATGGTATTTTATCTGTTAAAGTTTTAAATAAACAAACTTCACCTGTATTAAGTGCTGATATTAAGGTTTTAGTTTTTATTAAAGGCGGTGATAATGTTGAATATGCTGGACCTCAAGATTTGGATCCACTTATTACACCATATGCTATACAATCTACTGTTGAATATGATAATTCTGTGGAATCATCATATTTAGCTGTACGACCCACAAAAACTGATCGAAATATCAATCTAATATATCATGGTGAAAGTATTAATTCAATTAGAACTTTACTTAACAGATCAACTTATTATATTAGAAATTTTCATGGTACAGTTCTTAGTGGAGAAACAACAACTATAGAAAATAATATGTGTCGTAATCCATTATTCCCTGGATATGATACTACTGGTATTCATACAGCAATCGGAGCAGTTAGTGGTTTAACAGAGCAATATAATTTTGTTAATTGGCACCCTATAACATGGTTTTCTTTGTGTTTTATTGGTAATAGAGGTTCTGTTAATTATGAAATTAATTCAAACCATACTTCTTCGGCTTACATACAGGTTTCTAGAGAAAAACAGAGTTTAACATTATCCTCATATAAATCTATTTATATTGAAGCATTGGCTAACTCTGATAGTATGCAATCTCGACATATTGTAAGTTTAACAGGTAATGGTACTTCAGGTATTAATTTTACAAACACGAATTTGCAACCAACAGTTTCATCTTCTTTACCAATGTATTCTAGATTTAAAATGTTATCTAATAATATTCTTACTAGAACAAATGGTTCTACAAAAGATGAAAGTAACTCTGATTCTATAAATATTAAAACTACTTATGTTCCTACCACAAGTACAATTACACCAGGTATTGATCTATATATCTCTGCAGGTACTGATTATTCTTTAATTTTCTTTTTGAATACTCCAACATTATTTCAATTATCTGTGATGCCTACAGCTGTTTAATAATATATTTAAAATTAATAAAGCATTAAGTCCTTCATGACATTAAACTGAAAAGAGTCTACTCTCTATAAAAGTAACAGAATAGGAGCGATCTATTCTGACATACTTGATTAAGTATGAATTGACGTTTGTCAAACTGTAATGATACATCATTTAATTATGATATGTATCATGGTATTTTTTATGTACCATCCAGTTTGACTGGGTGGGAAAATTTTTCTACCATGCG